TGATACAATTATTCCTTTGAATTATTTTAATAAAGAGGTTTTAAAAGGAGAAATCACAAAAAAAAGCTCAAAAAAAAATATAAAAGCGAAATTAAATCAGATTTTTGAAAGTGAAGATAAAGGTGCATTGACTGAAAAAAAAGAAAGAACAACCCCTGTAGCAGTACCAGCAGTACCAGCAGTACCAGCAGTACCAGCAGTACCAGCAGTACCAGCAGTACCAGCAGTACCAGCACCAACAGTACCAGCAGTACCAGCACCAGCAGCACCAATAGCATCAGTACCAGTAACAACAGCAACAGCAGCATCAAACCCAGTAGTAGCACCAACAACAGCGCCTTTCGCAGCTCCAACACCAACAACAGCATCAGCACCAGCATTAGCATCAATTGGAGGGGGGAACCCCAACCCCATTTCTGATGTAACAAAAGGAATGTTTGTGATTACAAACAGTATAGTTGTACCAAAAGAATATCAATCAAAAATAGGTTATTATCCTAGTGAACAGAATAAAAAGATGTATGGAAAGTATCAAAAACGAAAAGTTTATGTCATTATTACTAAAAAAACACTTCCTAGAAGTTTTGGATTAATGAGTTATTATTTAGAAAAAGTATTTAAAGAATTAAATACTAAAAAAATAAATAGGAACTCACCCATAACTGGGGGTTCTAAAAAGATTAATTATAAACAAGTTGCTGGTGGATTAAAAGAGTTATACACAACAAATCCAATGGCTGCTAAAGCTAAAACTAGAAAGATGATTAAATTATTAAAGAACATGCAATCATAATTGAGCCATCTGTTTTGCCCAGAAATTAATTCTATTTTTGTAATATGATGATTGAATATTTAAATCTGTTGTTAAATATTTGTCAAAATCATCAACAGACTGATAACAAATCACAACATCTCTCAAACTATTAATATTTTTTGATTTTAAAATCTTAATAATTGAAGTGGATAGATTCATTAATTCAATGGGTTGTTTAAAATAAGCTTCCATTGAACTATTAATTCGTAAGTTTTTCTTTTTTAGCAAAAACTTTTTGAAATCTGTTTCTGATAATGTATCAACTACGGTATCTAGATACACTTTATATAACATCTTAATATCAGTTAGTGCGTTATGTGGGTTATCTGGAAGAGTTCCATACAATCGTTTGTACAATTTTCCAAGAGCATATGATGTAAATCCAGGGCATACATATTTGATTTGTGGATAACTATCAATATAATACCATTTTTTAGGCAATGAAATATTATGCTTTTTAAATGCAATCTCTAAAAATTTAGAATCAAAGTGGAAATTATTATGTGCTAGTAAAAATACAGCATCCTTATCGGCATATTTGGTAATAAACTTTTTAAACTTCATTAAAACCTCTTTTCGTGAATCTTTTACATTCTCATTTAAATAATTATTTGTAATTTTGTGAATAAATGAGTTTGTAATTTCAAAATCAACATTTAAATATTCATTGAAATAATCTGTATCAGCCTTTGATGAAACTGCGGCAATTTGAATAATTTCATCATTAACTGGATCTAAACCAGTTGTTTCAAAATCAAAAATAACAATAGGGTATTTATTAAGATATGTCATACTTAATATATTTTATAAAATGTAACTATTATTTATTTCACTTTTTTAATGAATTTAACAATATCATACATAACCTTACAATCAATCATGTTGTAATGTAATGTATCGGCTACATTACTTTTATCTTGATTAGTTAGATCGTACCAACCATATAATGTGGCTGACAATCCATCAATTTCATTATCAGCCCAATCTGTTTCAATTAATTGCTGATTAAATAAAGCTTTTGCAATATGCTTTAATTTGTAAGTAAATGAACCTTTGACAACTATTTTGTTATCAATAAAATATTTACATAAATCAAAGAAATGTTCAGATAATGGATTATATTTCATATTATGTCGGTCACGAGCTTGTCTGAAAAATGTTTTTTCAGCTGAACACCAATGACAAATTAGAAACTCTGTTCCAAATCCAAACATAAAATTAATCCACTTGTCAAGCATTTTTTTTTCTTCTTTTAGAGAATAACTGTTAAGCTTAAACTGTTTAAACTTCCATTTATTATTTTCAATGTATCCACATCCAATAATATAAATCAAACTATCAGCTTTAAAATTATCATTTGATAAATTATTAACTGTTTCAAAATCTACAAAGAAATACTTTTTACTTTTAGGTAAAGTATTAACAACATTTAAATATTTTTTACGAGATTTATTTGCTTTAATAATTTGATATACTTTATCTGGGACATCTTCTTGTTCGACGTCATCCCATTTAAATACACCTCTTTGATGTAACTCTTTTCTTTTTTTAATTCCAATATTCCAAATAGAAGTTAATTCATTTGCATTATCAGCTAATTCTTTTTTACGAGAATGCCATCCATAATCAGAACGATTACACATATTAGGATATAATTCCCAACGAGATGGATTTAAAACATCAAAGTCTTCACCATCTCGAATAAGTTCAGTTAACCAAGAGACACCTCTGTTAATTTTATCTAATAATTTATCATTATCATCAACAATTAATTTACCAATTTTATTTTTTTTATTCAATAAGTAAACAGAAGTTTTAGCTTTTTGAACTTTATCACAAATGCATTTATCTAAATAAGATACAGCAATAACTGCTCTATCCATTTTCTGAATAATATAATCTTTAATATTTAATTTCTTAAATGTAATCTTGACAATTGAATAGTTTGTGTCTAACTTATCTGGAACAATATTAAATAATCGTTCTAGAAAGTCATTGCGAACTAACATGTCAGGAATAGAATAATGATTTTCGTGTACTAAAAGTGGTCGAATAATAACAATTACTTTTTGACGAATTGCATCTTTTGTTCGTTTAATACTCTCATAATTCTTCAAATATTTATTTACACAAATAGTGGTGGAATAAGAGATACCTTTAAAAATCCGTTCACGAATAGTTTGAAGACTGTCAGTGATATACTTATCATATACAGATAGACTGTCTTTCTTTTTTGAATCACCATATCTAGATAAATAATCTAAAATTGGATCATCTTTGATATAATTCTTAATATCATGAGAGCTAATATAGTTTTCCCATTCAATGTAACTATAAAAACGCTTTCTTTTAAAATTTACTTTGTTTTTTTTAAGACAATATTGTAAATCTTTATTAAATGTTTTTAAAATAGGTAATACCTTTACAAACCATCCACGATCACGTTTAATTGTTTCACAAGTTGAATCAATTAATTCACCATCTTCAAACTTACATTGTAAAAAATCACAATCTTCTTTGTTACAAACTTCTAATTGAATTTGAACTTGAATCCAATAATAGTATGGTACAATATGAATATCACGAGTATATACACATTTAATCTCAAGTAATTTATCAGTTGTTCTAATAAATCCATCTGGACTAGCCCCCAACCATTCATAATTTGGATGGATAAGTAAGCCAACGTCTTCAACTGTACATTTATTTATCTTTTCATATGCTTTTACTGCAAGGGGTTCATATTTGACTCCGTGTGCCATAGCAGCATTTGAAATAGATATATCAGTTAATTTCTTTTTAATAATAGAAATCTTTGAATCATATGGATTATATCCTAATACAGCAGCTACATTACTAGCGGTAATCATTTTTTTACGAAGCGTATACCATTCTGGTGTGCGTTGTTTAATTTGATTATGCATCATTATACTAATATTATTATTATAATACTATTATATTTAATCACTTTTATATTTACTTATCATCTAAAATATTTTTTGTAAATATGTATTGTTCATTCTTTTTAACCATATTGTATATAAGCTGACCATCAATGACTTCCTCATATAAGATCATATATTTGTCTTTTTTACCAAAATGAATATGTGTAGTATTATCTGGTTTATCGAATAACACCAAAACGCCAAGATTGAATGATATCGTATATAATAATATATCAACCAATGAGCCCTGATAATAGGAGTTTTTAATTGTAATAATTACATCATTGATGTCATTTATGTTTTTAAATACAGTTGGGTTTGTTGATTTATATGCATCAACTACACTGGCTGTTTTGAAGGTATTCTTAATAGCTATCTTATGATTATTTATATCTTTGGTTATTACATTTTTAATGTCTGATATATTGTAGTCTAAATCTGGGGTTAGATCATTTGTTAATATAATTAATGATTCAAATAATGCACTTTGAATATAATATTTTTTATGTATTTTAAAATCAGATGATAATCGAGTAGACCAATATTGATTTAAATCTTCCAGCTTAGACCTTTCATCAACTAATAAAGTTGGGTATTTTTCTAATATTTCAGGTTGTTTATAATCAAAATCACCAACAATAGTCAGATCTTCTTTAATTACTTTGGTATATAGTTCATTAATTCTTTCTAAAATATCAACATTGTCTAAAATAATTTCATCTTTATAAATATCCAGAATACTTGTATCAATAATCTTTGGTATTTTATTATTGAATATTTCAGAACGTTTAAATTTATTTCTACTAATCTCATATGTTAGTTTTATAATTATAAAATCAAGATTATCTTTACCGGTTACCATATTTCTTTTTGAAACAATAATTTTATTATTTTCACAATGTATATCATTTGATTTATCACATAACTGTCGGTAATTGGGGATTTTATCATATTTACTTAAATCAATAGATGTTTTAATTTTAATCAGTTTAGGAATATATTTTTTTAACAATAATTTTATTTGTTCTTCTTTTTTATTTAAATTTTCTATTTTCAACAACTCCTTTAATTCTTTAATCATTTTTGGATTATTTGCTATTGCAAATCTAATTCGTTGAAAAGTTTCTTCTTCATAATTAATCATTCTTAGCATAAGAGTTCGCTTGTCTACTTTTTTAATCTTATTATGAATAATATCATCAATCTCTTGTGAGAAGGTTTCTATTCTCGATGGTATATTTGAACCTTTATCTAATTCTTTTGTCACAAATATACGTCTACCACTATTAGTAATAACACCAATTATATATTTATTATCATCATATGATTTTATTTTATATCTTACTCCAACAGGTAAACTAGTACTATTTTGAATATCTTGTAATATTTTTACATATTTCTTGAATGGATGAATAATATATTCATCATCCATTTCTAATTTAACATCAATTGATGTTGGACGAACTGGAATAAAAATATTTTTAGTTGTTTGAAAATCAACTACCACACCAATCATTCGATTATAATTATCTACTATCTGTTTCTTTGGTTTAAAATGTTCTCTTGTTTGCACATAAGTATTTTCATTCTCATATGTACAATCATATTCAATGTCGTATAATTTTTTATTTTTCTTTAATATTTTTTGCCAATTTAACTTTTTATTCAAACAATTATTATGAATTAAATCAATTATCTGTTCAACCACTGGATTATCTTCCACTGTAAATGACCAAAATAATTTAAAAGAGTCATAATATTTTTCAATTTTATAAACTGGTTCATATGTTTTATTAATTTTATTTATAAAATAAGTTTTTCTATCTTTTTTAAAAAATGTTTTACAATTTTCTGAAACAGGACATAATATATTTGTTTTATTGAAAATTACAATATTTACACCATCCGTTTCTAATATGCCTGGTCTTGATAATAAATCCCATAATAAAGTTTCATTTATAATAGAATTTTCAGATAATAAAAACTCTTTAAAATTGTCTAATGATGATTTATCATTATAATTAAATGTCAAATCTAATAATCCTTTATTTAAACTTTTGAATAATATATCATTTAATTTTTTAATTAAATAATTCTTGAAATCAATTATAGGTATTATTTTTGATTTATCTTCACTAACTAAATCACATATAGCATCTATAAAAGATTGAGTATCATTTACAGGAACTCCTTTTCTTACAAAACATATATCATTTTTTTTTATATATCCAGATACACACGTACAATCAAATAATCTATGTAATACTGGATTTAATAATCCAAATCTACCAATCTCATTTATAACACCTGATTTACTAAGAATGTATTCTATTTTATCTGAATCACTGTTTATATTATTTATCTCTTCACCTAAACAAGTTTTAAATGTTTTATATGCACTATATTTTTTATCTTGTTGATTATTTTTAAAACAGCAGGGTAAACAATATCCTTCTGGATGTTTCTGTTTAGTATTAAATCCTGGATATAAATATTTTGTATAACCATCGTCGTCTCCTGTTGCACCAACTCTTATTTTTTCAGTATTATCATATCTTAACATTGCATTGTGATTTGGCCAATTTTTATTTATTTGAAAAGGACATTTTGCAACAGCACATTGTAAATCTTTGAATGTTTTTCTGATTTTAATATCACCAGGTTTTAATTTATCTACATTAATAGGTAATTGGCAATATGGACACCATCCTTTGGGACATATGTACCAATGTTCTTTTTCTGGTACTGTACCATACTTAATTGTATAACTATATGACTTTTTGTCGACATTTGGAAAATTATCTGGATTATATCTTAAAATAACTGGTTGATATCTTCCAGCAGTACTTGTTTGACATATTTTAGAGTACCGTTTGAATCCTTTCTGAGAATAACCGAATAAATCTGAATCGAATCGTTGTAATCTTCTTAAATAATAAGAACTATCATTACAAATATCCTCACACGTTTCTAATTCATCAATTGCGTCTTTACATGTCATTTTAACTTCACTTGATATTTTTCCTTTTGGGATTGTTAATATATCAGGTGATTCATAATTATTTTTATTTTCTGTTTTCATTTCTTCAATATCATTATTTTCATCATTAAAATCATCATTAATATTATTAAAATTACTACCATATTCATCATACATATCATTATTTTCATCATTATTATTCATATCAATATCAACATTAAACTTATCATAGGTTAGTAAGTATTTCTTGAATAATTTATCAGAAGAATATTGTTTATAATTTTTATAAAGTGATAATACACTCATCATAAATTTATTTAATATTGTAATAGTTTCAACATTAGGGTTACCTTGAAATTTAACTTTATTATAAGATAAAATGCATTCAATTCCATAATTCTTAATACTTTTACTGCCACTTCTATTTTTATATTCATCATATAATTCTTTTGCTTGTGCTTCTGTTTTATAAAACATATCTTCTATTTTTGAAATGATTATATGCTCAGATTCCTGTAATTTTTCAAGTCGTTTAAGTTCCTTAAAAATATCTGGTTTATTTTGAAAATCAGTAACTCTTTTATATTTAAATCTAATATTATTATCTGTTGATATTTTATCTTCTATTAAAGGACTAATAAATGGAATAAACTTCATTATAAAATCTTCTAAATCTGGTGTTATTTCAATATTTTCTTTCAGTATAGTCATAACATTTATAAACTTAAATTTAATATTATCTGATAAAAATAATCTACCATTATTTAATTTTATTGACGGTTTACTAATTTTAATTTTTAATCCTTTATCAATCATATCTAATACTTTATTAAACTGTTTGATTACTAAAACTAAATCTTTGATATTTGCACCATAATCTGTGATAAATGATAATTTTAATTCTACTTTGATATTACCATCATCTTCATTAAAATTAATTGTAAAATATTTTCTTTGTTTATTAAATGTATAAAAATAATATTTTATCATTAATCCTTTACTTGTTATAAATGGAATCATTTTTTCACCAACATTTTTCCATGTATATATCCATTCTGATAATACTTCTTTATTAATTATATCTGTTGTTGCTGGTTTATAAATAGATATTTTAGGAGATTCCCAATTATAATCTTTATATTTAATAAATACTAAATCATTACTTAAGTTTTTTCTAAAAATATAATATAATTCAACTAAATCAATTGGTAAATTAATTTTATATTCAAAAATAGTTTGATTGATATTACAACTACAATATCCAGAAGGTTTTGTAGATTTAATTAAATCTATAATATATTCTGATTTATCAAAATAATTATTTAATTTTTCTATTTTAGTTTGACACGCAGTTGTGTTAATATTAAGCTTAAATTTTGGAAAGAACTTACGTAAATATCCATATTTAACTTTACTATCAATTATTATATTTTCTTTTTTTAAATGTTTGACAACATCTTGTAAATTAATTAAATATAAATCATAATGGGTTTTATCATAAATATCAATTTGATCATATACTAATTTAGTTGATTTATGTATTAATTCGACTGTTTTAGGAAACCCTTCCTCGTCAACAAATACATTATCTATTTTAAATGGAAGTAATTCTTTAGCACTAACATTAATGTAATGATCCCCAATAATTTTTCCGGTTTTCAAGTATAATAATTGATTAAATGGCAAAATATATTTTTCATCTGAATTATCAAAAATAGAAACAAATATTTTCTTCTTTAATGTTTCAATATTATCATCAATGTATATTTTATATTTAATAAATTCAATATCATGTTCATAATTATACCATTTATATGAATCCCCATAATCATTATCTATTGTTGATTTATCTGTACTTGACAAAGATTTCTTCTCTTGTATTTTTCTAATAAGTGGTTTATTATAATTTTTACCAATAAATACATATTTTTTTTTATTTTTAATAACACTAAAATATGGTTTATTTATTCTTAAATCACAAAACATATATCTTATTAAGATATATTTTTTATATTATAAATAACTTTAAATTGAATCATCGGTTAATGGAGTGTCCGTAACTGTCATACCACAATATTTTTGTGGATTTATAGAATAGTCTACCTCTTTATACAAGTCTAATTGTACTGCAACTTTTAATAAGTATTTGAAGTTTTTCCAGAATTCAGGAGTATGACCAATACTCTTTGTCATAATATGAGAGATTTCATGTAATGCCACAAACATAACTGTATTCAAATCAATTAATTTATTTTCACCATCTCTTGATCGTAAACAAAATACAATCTTTTCACCTTTATTAATAGAATATGATGTATATTTACTACCACCTTTGACCTCCATTATATTATCTGGATTAAATTTACGTAATAATCGTTTTGTTCGTTCACTATCATCTTTTAATGCTAAGTATTCACATAGTGTAACTAATCGTTCACGCACATTTGCTAACATATCAGCAGCATAAATACTATCTGGTAAATTACGTACTAAATATTCACGACCATCATGTGTGGAAACAATTTTAATTAAATCATTTGTTTTATTTTCATAGTACATTAATCCACTAACCACTAAAACACCTAAGGTAAAATATAATACTAATCCCATATATACTTTTACTTCATATTATTTTTACATTCTTTGATTATATCATCTAATATTTTAAAATCATTATTTTTTTTCAAAACATCATATACTTTATTGAATATTTTAAGACTTGTACGTATTTCATTATATGTAGTGTTTTGAATTGGATAACTTAATATGAAATTATATTTTAATATTCGTTTATAATTTTTAATATTCATCAAATCATAAAACTTTATTATCATACTTATAAATGTATGAGGTTCAGATATTTTTTTTTGAGTTCCCTTATATAATTTATTTAGTTTATTTATATTTGATTTATCTAATGCATAAATGGTATATAATGGATATTTTTTAAAATATCCTTTTAATTTTATATTTTTATTATTTATGAAAGTATTATCTAAGATTAATCCATGTATTTTCTTTTTTTTGTACTGTTTAATATAATCAAATAAAATATCAGTTGTTTTCATAATATTTTTAATATTTAACTTTCCAGATATTTTATAAAAATCTGGGTATAGTTTTATAGTAGTCATATATTACAATATAATATTTTATTTGATATTTTATTTGATATTTTTATAAATTTTAGTGCTAGTAATTCGTCAATCAATAGATCTCTTGGAGAGATGGGTGAGATTGATCTTAGGCCACTTAAAGTGGTTGATTAGCCGAAGGGGTTCTTGTTTACGAATCATCCTTAAATAAGAGCGTAAAGTGATAAAATAAAGAAATGTGTTATATAATTATATTTTATTATATTATTTTTTGTTTCCTTTTTTATTTTTTCGATAATATGAGTTAACATAGTCTAATTTATCAAATGGTGTAAGGAAGCCATCACATGTTTGATTTGTTGAATTATTTGTCCATATTTTAATAATACAATTTGTAATTTTTGGACTAACTGATATACCATTAATATGTTTCATATTCTCTGGGTTTAGTGTTAATACATTCCCACACAAGGCAGCCATTAATATTTTCCACATTTCATTTGAATCAGATTTAGTCAATTTAAATGTCCACATACCTCCATTAATATTAGCATCATTTTCCCACAAAGGTTCAATTCCATCTTTCATAAAAAAAAACATACCAGACGTAATATTTGGCACTGTATTGATTAACATACATAAGTCTTTTACTGATGAAACAGTAAATAACTTCTTATAACTTCCAATTGAATAATCAGAGTCTTCGACTTTATGAAACCACATAGTCCACGTATGATCAAAAATAATGTTTTCTGGTTCTTCCATTACTATTATATATAATAAATGATTTAAATATAAATCAATACATATCTAAATCTGTATGTGTATATTTCTTAGAAGATTTAATAATAATTTCTCTACAAAATGGACAACTATTTTTTTCAGATGAATAGAATGACAATCCATCATTCCACATATCATAACACTGCTTATGGCACATATGAAAACACTTAAATACAGTAATGTCCTCTTTATTAGTAATTATCTCACAACATACATCACATTCAAACTCCTTAGTATAGTTGATAGGGGTATGTGATGTACAGAAGTATCCTTCTTTAATTCTTGATCTACATTTTTTACCTTTGAAATTATAACTTATGCATCGGTTTGACATTAATACATATACTTATATGTATTAATATTTAAATAATTTATAATAATCAATATTGATTTAAATTAGAGCTCTTCTTATGTGTTTAACATTTTTGTATTAGCTCGACGAGTTCTCTTGGTATTCCAAGCATCTTCATTTTTTTTTTTATATATATGATACTTATTGTAATCCTTGGAATTAAAAAGAGTTTCAAGAGTATCAGTATTATCAAGTATTTTTTGACAATTAATTATGGTATATTTGATCTGAGTCGTATTAAGTTTGTCAGTCGACAATCTATCACATGGCTGACACCAAGGTAGTACCGTAACAATTTCAGGAATTAACATTTTTTCCTTTGTAGAGTACATTAGTTTTTTCATCTTTGAATGAGGTATAACGTGTGCACGAACCCTTGTATCCATATTAATTTTAGATCCACATGCAAAGCATCGATTCTGACTATGGCACATAAGCTGGTGAAAAGCATTGTCCATATCTTTTTTACGGTCAGTCTGAAGTGAAATACCACCAGCATTAAAAGGTTTCTCTGTAATTATATGTTTTTCCGCAGTAGTTAAAATATGAGGATCACAATATTTGGCATACACATTCTTAATTAATGGAACAAGTGTTTGAACAAGTTCATTGGTGGCTTTATTCTGCGTTTTTAGTCTAGCAACCGTTTTTGGTGTATCTTTAATAAATTTTAATGATTTAGTGGTTCCAAAATTATTAGAAAAAATAATTGATATTTTATCTAATAGTCCAATAACTCTCTGGCTATTCGTATTTTTAATCACAGTCATAAATCTCATTATATTAATGATACTTAGTTGTATTGAAACCTCGAGTATAAATAATAATTATTTTCAGTTTTATTATTTATAATAATAAGTTAATAGTATATTATATGGCATGTTTTTGGAATAGTATCATTGAATCTTTGAATAAAACAGATCTAGATACATTGAATATTAAAAAATTTAGAAATCCATTAAGCTTAGTATTGTTTTTAAAAGTTAAGAATTGTAACACATCCGATGTTTTATGGAATAACGAACCTTTGTCAGATAAACAAATGGAAGAAAATAAACAAGCTATTGAAAATTACAATCATAGAAATATATATAGTGGTTATTTTTGCTCTACCTTTGAACCTATCTTATTTTTAATTTCTCATTTATTTAAAGTAAATATAGAACATAATTACAATAATGTCCACATTAAGTATGTTAATTATACAGGAGATTATAAATGGATATACTATAAGTCGAGCAAAGACCATATTGATTTCATTAAACAAACTATTTAAAATATATAATATACTTACTTTTATAATGACATCAAAAAAAGGAACAGGTATTGGAATTGATTTAGGAACAACATATTCTTGTGTTGGATGTTGGCAACATAATACAGTTGAAATTATAGCAAATGAATCTGGTAACCGTACAACGCCATCTTATGTATCTATTCGTGGCACAGAAAGATTAATTGGAACTGCTGCTAAAAACTTAGTTTCAATTAATCCAGAACATACTATTTTTGATGCGAAACGATTAATTGGTCGAAAGTTTACAGATGAACATATCCAACAAGATATTAAAACATGGCCATTTAAAGTTATTAGTGGTCCTATGGACAAGCCTTTAATTGAAATTGAGTTTAATAATGAAATACGAACCTTTAGTCCGGAGGAGATATCAAGTATGATTCTACGCAAGATGAAAGAGATTTCTGAGAGTTATTTAGGTGAACCAGTTGAGAATGCAGTTATTACTGTACCGGCATACTTTAATGATTCACAGCGATCGTCTACAATGGATGCTGGTAAAATTGCTGGATTAAATGTATTACGAATTATCAATGAACCTACTGCTGCGGCAATCGCATATGGATTAGAAAATAAATCAGATGAAGAAATCAATGTTCTTATATTTGATTTGGGTGGAGGCACATTTGATGTATCTATTCTATCACTAGATGAGGGTATTTTTGAAGTATCCGCAACCGCCGGAGATACTCATCTTGGCGGTGAAGATTTTGATTCAATGATGGTTAAATATTTTATTCAGCAATTTAAACGAAAGTTTAAGGGAAAGAATCTATCTGTTAATAAACGAGCACTGCGTCGACTTAGAACCGCTTGTGAAAAAGCAAAGCGAACACTGTCAACTAGTATGAATGCTTATATTGAGATTGACGCTTTATTTGAAGGAATTGATTTTAATACTAGTATATCTCGTGCAAAGTTTGAAGAAATGAACATGGCATTATTTAGAAAAACAATGCTACCAGTTGAACGGGTGTTAAAGGATGCTAAATTATCTAAGCAAGATATTCACGAGGTTGTATTGGTTGGTGGTTCTACCCGCATACCAAAAGTCCAAGAAATGTTGTCAGCATTTTTCAATGGAAAAGAATTAAATAAATCAATTAATCCGGATGAAGCAGTTGCATATGGTGCTACCGTACAAGCAGCAATTTTGTCTGGATCAAGAGATGACAAACTTGAAAACGTTGTATTGTTAGATGTTGTTCCGCTGTCTCTTGGATTGGAAACTGCTGGTGGGGTTATGACTACTATTATTGCTCGCAACACAACCAAACCAGTTAAAAAAGAACAAACATTTTCAACCTATGCAGACAATCAACCAGGTGTTCATATTAAGGTATTTGAAGGAGAGCGAGGAATGACTAAAGACAATAACTGTTTGGGCGAGTTTCTATTAGATGGAATTCCACCGATGCCACGTGGTCAGCCACAAATTGTAGTTACATTTGACATTGACTCTGATGGGATTCTAAGTGTCTCAGCAAAAGAAACCTCTACTGGTAAAGACAAGAAAATCGAAATTAAAAATGACAATGGTCGTTTATCGGCAAACGATATTGAGAGAATGGTTAAAGAAGCTGAATTACATAAAGAAGCAGATGAATTATTAAAAAAAGTAATTGATGCTAAAAATAACTTAGAAAATTATATACACCGAGTAAAAAGTAGTATAGTAGATGAAAAAATTAAAGACAAGCTTAGCGAACCGGATAAAAATACAATTATAAGTAAATCAGATGAAATAAATGAATGGCTTGATGCAAACCAATCTGCAACGATGGAAGAATATGTTTCAAAGCAGAAAGAACTTGAGCTAATTTGTATGCCAATCATGGCTAAATTGGGTAAAGATGAATCTGTCCCCACAGACGAATCGTTCTCGGTAAAGCAAGAGGTTCCGGAAGAATCAACCGCACCAACAATTGACGAGATTGATTAAATACTTAAGATGTTTATAAATTAACTCAATTCATACCAACTATTTGATAAGTTGTAGATTTACATTGCCGATACATAAAACTATATATTCATATTGTTTTATTTATACCACTAGATAGAATATACCATAAGTGTATCTGTTCTGATCACTTATTAATAAAAATATATCTCAATATAATATAGATGAACCAAAATATTTGGGGTCCTCATTATTGGTTTTTTTTACATACGGTATCATTAAATTATCCGGTGAAGCCAACACAAAAAGACAAAGAAAATTATAAGACTTTCTTTCACTCATTACAATATGTATTACCTTGTTCTGTTTGTAAGAAACATTTAAAGAGAAATCTTAAGGAATATCCTATTAGACTTGATTCAAGAAAAGATTTGGTTGAATGGTTAATTGATATTCACAATGAAGTCAATGCGTTGACAGGTAAAGGAAGAATGTCATATAACCGTGTAATTGATTTATATGAAAAAAGATTAAAAATGAAAATTGATCTTAAAAAAGAATTTAAAAAAGAATTTAATTTATTTTCAAAAATACTAATTTTATTAATCATAATAATTCTACTATTTCTTTTTTGGTACAATTTTTATTATAATTAAATAAGACATTAAAAACATTTTTAATATTATTTAATATAGTTATTTTTCCTTTTTGATACTCTCGAATTAATTTATTAGCTTCTTGTAATGAACATAGTTTAATTTTACCAATTTCATTAAACTGTTCTTTAATTAACGGATTAATTATAAACTCATTTGGTTTTACTACTAATTCACTAAAATAATACTTATTAATATATTTAATTTTATTTGTAGCTATATATTCATTTAGAATTGGTTTTATATTTATTATTTCATAATTATTATTTGTTAAACCAGTTTCTTCACAAAACTCTCTATTGGCACATTCATATGATGTTTCACGATATTCCGCTCGACCTTTTGGAAATTCCCATTCAGGTTCATCATATATGGGTTCTGGTAATTTCATTAAATATGTTTTAATTAAATTATACCGTTTTAATGATTTAATATATACATTTTTATATTTAATATCGCCCCATACATACATCCATAAATCAGAAAACTTCATTGTTTTCAACATATTAAACTCATTTTTAGTCATCATTGAAATCATCTTACTGATATAGTTTTTATTAGAAATACTATATTTTCCTCTTAAAAACTCAATAAAATTAAGTGATACTTTTCTATTAATTAATAGTATTTTTAAATCATTGTCAATTTTATTAAAAGAATCACTATCAATATTTAATTTTATATTGTTAATGTAATGAAAGTGTAATTTTTTAATATTAATTTTGTCATGATATAAACACAAAATACCTGTACTGATATTCATACTTTTATCCATCTTACATAATATAAATATTTAATGTTTTAAATATAAATATTTATTTTAATATATATTATTTATATATGGTCAAAATTAAATTGAAAAATATTGATTATTATCCGACATATGATGAAAACGATTTCCAAAAAAAAATCTATAAAAAAAAAGAATTTTATGAAAATCGTTATGAAAAAGAAACTAGAAAAATGGAGGAGATATGTAATCCTTCAGATTTTAAATTATTTCCCACACAAAAATTCCTTAAAAACTTTATGTCCATTGATACACCATACAATGGTATTTTAATTTTTCACGGTACTGGTGTTGGTAAAAGTTGTTCTGCTATATCAATTGCTGAGAATTTTATATCTTATATCAAAAAATATAATAAAAAAATAATTATATTGTCTAGTAAATCATTAAAACAAAATTTTAAACGAACAATCTTCGATTTAAAAAAAGATTTAGAAAAAAAAAATCCAGATGAAATTGTACAATGTACTGGTAATAAATATGCACTATCAACAAAGGATAAATATTTAACATTTCAACAAAAACAAAAATTAATTAATAAAAAAATAAAAAGTAATTATAAATTTTATGGTTATGGCAAGTTTGCTAATTTGGTAAAAAGTAAATCTGGTTGGTCAGGACAAGAAGAAGACTTATCAGATACAATTAGAAGGTTTATTGAAAAAGAATATTCAAATACTGTTATAATTATTGATGAAGTTCATAATATAAAAAAAAATGAAATGGATAAAAAAGATAAACAAACGCCGTATATTATAACGACTGTTATGAAATACTCTAAAAATATTAAATTAATATTAATGTCTGCAACTCCTATGTTTGACAAACCACAAGAAATTATTTTTATATCAAACTTATTATTATTAAATGATAACAGAGAAATTATAAGTCAAAAAAATATTTTTGATAAAGAACGAAATGCTAATTTATTACCTGGTGGTAGAGAAAAAATAATAAAAGCTCTGAATGGATATATTTCATATGTTCGAGGTGAGAATCCATATACATATCCAGTTAAAATATATCCATCATTCACTAACATATTAACATATAATAAAAATATGAAAGGTGAACCTATTGATATAGATAAAAAATTAAGGTATATTAAAACTTTTAATTGTTTAATGAAAAAAAAACAGTTAGAATTATATGATTCTATAACAGAAAATAGTAATGCGGAAACATCTTCAACAAATGATAATTTAATTCAAATTTCAAATATTGTATACCCAACAAAAAAAACATTAACATACGGTAAAAGTCTTGCATATGACTTAGAAGAAACTTTCATTTTATCAAAAAATAAAGTCAAGAATACAAGACAAATTAGTTATAATAAAGCAGCATTGATTAATCCAGGAAAAAGTAGCGAAACTTCTTTTTTAGACGAGAAATATATACAAGATTATTCAACAAAGTTCCATGAATTATTAAAAGTAATTAAAAAATCAAAAGGACCAATTCTGATATACTCATATTATGTTTGGAGTGGGGTTATACCATTAGCATTATTTTTAGAACAAAATGGCATTGAACGTTATACAATAGATAATGAACAGCCTTTATTAAATTATAAAAATAAATCACCACCAATTTCCTTTGATACTGGTATTCCAGCAACTGAATATAAAAAAGACATTAGTAAATTCAAATCATTAAAATATACAGTTGTTGCCAATTTACCAGATTTCATTAAAATGACTCCACAAAAAGCAAGTGAAATTATAAACTCTGTAACTAACAAGGATGGATCTGAATTAAAAATTATAATTGGAACCAAAATTATTTCAGAAGGTATTGATTTTTCAGGATTAAGACAAGTACATATATTAGATCCGTGGTATAATTTATCTCGTAATCAACAAATTATTGGACGTGGTCTACGATCTTGTTCACATGTTAGATTACCAGAGGATGAAAGAAATGTTGAAATTATTCAATATGCTAGTATAACAAATAGTAAGAATGAATCAGCTGATATGTATAGATATAGATTAGCAGAAGAAAAAGATATAAAAATCAAAAATATTGAAAGAATAATGAAAGAAGTAGCCGCAGATTGTTTATTAAATAAGGATAGAAATATTATAACAACTTCAAAAACAATTAAAATGATTTCAGCAAGTGGTGAAAAAATCAAATATAAATTTGGATTTGAGCCATTTTCTGCTGAATGTGATTATAAAAAAGAATGTTCTTATAAATGTATTTCATCAGTCAAAACAAATATAATCCCAGATGATAGTACATTCACACTTAATTTTGCAGAAAATTATATTAAAAAAATAATGAAAGATATTAAAAATCTATATAGATTTAATATTTATTATACTGTTGAACAGATTAAAAATAGTATAGATAAATCATTTGATGATTTATATATTTATATTGCATTAGATAAATTATTAAAAGATAAAAATAATATAATATTTGATAAATATGGTAGAGAGGGTTATTTAATATATAGAGGTGATTATTATATATTTCAACCAGGTGAAATTAGATATTTAGATATACCAACATATTATCGACAAACACCACTTGAATATAAAGTTAAACAATTTTCATTATTAGACCATATAAGTAATAAAAATAATAAATCAGTTATTATAAATAATAACAAACCAACTGAATCAATATTTGAAATGTATGACAATATTACTGTAAAATATAATGATTTTATAAAGTATTTTGCTAAAAATGTAATAGAAATTTTATTATATGAATATTTACTTGATAGAATTAATCATAAAGAAATAATCAATATTTTTAATAATGCTCTCAAGAATAAAGATAAAAAATATAATATAATAAATAATATTATTAATAATCTTTCAATAAAAAAAAATAAACAAACATTAATCAAAATATATGATACTTTTTATAAAATTGAGAAAAATAGATTATTGAAAACTACTTTTAAAATGGAAGAAGATAATACAAATTACAATATGATATTTGGTATATTTAATGAGTCTTTTAAATTATTAGATAAAAAAAAATATACAGATGCAACAACATTAACTGGTAAAAAATCACAACGGTCAGTTCTCAAAGGAATTGACTGTAAGTCTATTAAAATTAATGAACTTAAAAATATTTATAATAGACTTTCATCCAATAAATTAATACTGGAAAAAAAGAATGATTTATGTTTTTTTATAGAAATATATTTGAGATTTTTTAATAAAAAAAATAAAAGTATATATTTTAAATCAAACATTATACATAATTTATAGAAAAAATGATTACTATTTAAATAAAAAAAATATATATTAAAAGTATTATGGATGATTCAAAGTTATATAACAACTTACTATTAAAAAAATCAATTTATATTAAACCAAGTCTATTAAATAAAAATTTAAATGATTCTATTTTTAAAAAAATAACAGATAAATATAATGGAAAATGTGTAGCAGAAGGTTACATAAAAGCAGATAGTATTAAAATTATAAAACGCACAATTGGTAAATTAGATGGGTCTAAATTTAAAGGATCTATTAGATTTGATGTAGTTTTTAGTGCAGATATTTGTAATCCAGTACATGGAAGTATCGTAAAATGTATTATTAAAAATATAAATAAATTAGGACTTTTTGCACAAGATGGTCCATTGTCTATTATTATACCACGAGATTATCATGAATCAAAAGAGATTTTCAAAGAATTGAATATTGGTGATACGATAGAAGTTGAAGTATTAGGTAAACAATTCCAATTGAATGACACAGTTGCATTAATAATTGGAAGATTAAGTGGAAATATAGTTAAAAAGAAATTCAAAATCAAAAAACTTAAAATTGAAAATAAACAAAAAAATGTTAATATATTTAATGACTCTGGTTTAGAAGAAGTAACCGCTGGTGAAAAAAATGAAAATAGTTTAACAGATGATTTGATGAATAATGATGAAGAAATGATTGATGAGTTTGAAGATATGGGTGAATCAGAAGATGATTATTTAGAAGACACCGAAGAGACATCATCTGATGTAGAAGATGGTGAAATTGATGATGAAATTGATGATGAAATTGATGATGAACTTGAATCGGATGATGAACTTGAATCGGATGATGAACTTGAATCGGATGATGAACTTGAATCTGATGATGAACTTGAATCTGATGATGAAGATATTAAAATCAATAAACTAGATGAAGATAATGACGATATAATAGATACAGACGAAGATGAGTATGAAAATGAAAAATAATTTTTGTAATGAATAGTATATGGATAAATCACAAAATATTAAATTTATATTAAAAAATAGAGACAAATTATCAATTGAACAACAATTAGAAGTGTATAAAATAATTAAAGAGCATCAAATTAATCATACCAAAAATAAAAATGGAGTTTTTATAAACTTAGAAGAGTTATCAGATAATAGAATTTCTGAAATATTTAATTATATCAATTTTTCAATTTTAACAAATAATAAATTAAAAAAAAGAAATAAGAAAAATTTAAAAAAAAAATATGCGATTCAAAAAAAAAATATAATAGAACTTAATAAAACACCCGCAATTAAAATCAACAATGATAAATTTATCACAGATGATAAAATATCATTGAAAAAAAATAAAAAAAAATATAATTTATCTCAAAAAAAAATAATTAAAAATTATAAAACTGTTCGAAATAAGGTTATGTTACCATTAGCTCTTTCAAAGAATGTATCAGATGACGAAGAACATTCAGACAATGATGAATATTTAGAAGACTCCATATAATATAGAGTATCTTTACTTTTTTAATTTTTCAATAATCATATATTATAAAGAATAATCACTACTATATATACATGCTATCAGAACTCATATCATGTATTAATTCTAATTATGAACAATTTAAAATTAATAGTAATATTTTAAAAATAAACAATTTATTTACCGATATTAATTTTAATTCTATTGAAAATAAACTAAACAATAACTCTTTTTATGAATCTCTATTATATATTTTAGATCAAAAGTTTATTTATTTATCAAATGAACAAAAATCAGAAAAAATAGACCAATTCAAAAAATATACCGTATTTAATTATCCAGAATATTATCGTAAATATAAAGACACGCTTAGTAATATTAAAGATTATTCATTTGATACTCTATTAGGAGACGATATTACAAATGAAAATATTAAACAAATAGTTAATTTTCTAGATATTAATATTTACCTGTTTAATAAAGATAATATTTCAGTATGTTTTTCAGAAAGAGAGATTATAAGTAAATATAAACCAACTATTATTATGGAGTACAAAGATTATAAGTATATACCAATTTTTTATAATAAAACAGGTATATATTCTTTTATTGAACATAGTGAAATACTTGAGGTATTATATAGTAATTTGAATTGGGAAAGTTTTAATGATTATAATATTACAGTAATGAAAGTTGCTGAACTAAGAGAGTTTTGTAAGAATATTGGAATTGAGACTATTAAAAAATCGGAAAAAACAGATAAAAAAGTAAACAGAACAAAAAAAGAACTTATACATAATATTAAATTGTTATATATTTAAAAATATTAATCATATATATATATAATGGATATATCAACTAATATTAATAAGCTTTTACTTAGTCTATTAGAGGAATATATTAAGAGTGATGATACAGAATTGGAAGCTATCATCTGGGGTGCAAACTTTGATGATAAAAAAATAAATCATCACTCATTTATTGATGTTATTAATTTTTTAAAAAATGAATTAGAATTAACATTCACAAATACAGATAGTCTAACAATTCAAACAAATTCATCATCAATTCGAACTACTATTGATGGCATTGACAATATTAAACTACACTGGCTTAAAAACGAATTAACTGACGCAAAATATTTAGATAAAAAAAAAAAAGATAAAATTGATTTAATTAATTATAGCACTCGTATTAATTACAAAGATGAAATACCAGTAACTGATGCTAAAATTATTAAATTAAACAATGACAGAATCAATGATAATAATGAATTAAAAACATATCGTTTTAGAAATCGATTATCATTTGAGTATAGAGATTTTGTCATTGACTTAACTACTGTAAAAACCAGTAAAGGAAAAACATTTAAGAAGTCTAATTGTTTAAAAATGCCATCCGTTTATGAAATTGAAATTGAAATTAACAAAGAGGTTAATAATGTTAATGACACCTTAACTGATTTATTAGAGTTAATTGGAAGTATAATTATAATTCTTCAAGATGGTACAACACTTTTATCAAATACAACTATTAAGTCATTAAAAGATGATTATAAAAAAATAACAAAATCAGATACATTTATTTTAGCTGATGCTGTTTCAATGGAACTCAAAAATTTAACCAGGGGTAAAGATAATATCAGTATTCTTGATAATTATGCTGTTACATATAAAGCTGACGGTGAAAGACATTGTTTATTTATTGATTCCAAAGGAAATATCTGTTTAATTGACAATAATAATAATTATAAAGGAATTGATATTGAAGTATCTGGTTGGAATAATACTTTAATTGAGGGTGAGTATTTATCTGATAAAAATATTTTTTTAATGTATGATATATTATTCTCAAAGGGTGAAGATGTTCGTAAAAGAAAATTAAATATTTCAAATAAAGATAAGAATAAAAAAACAGTTCCGAGAGTAGAATTAATTAAACAATTTAATAAAGTTGTTGAAAATAATATTACAACAGTTTTAGTTAAGGAATATAAGTATGGCAATGAAGAAAAGATTTTTAAGAAATCAAAAGAATTATTAGATGTTGCTGACGCACTACCATATAATATTGATGGATTAATTTATATTCCAATTGATAGTTTTTATCCAGTTAAAACAAAACGAGCAAAATGGATGGAATTATTAAAATGGAAACCAGAAAAATTAAACTCAATTGATTTTCTTGTTAAATTCAAAAAGGATGATAGTGGTAAAGATTTGGTTTTACCACATTTTATCGATGATGGTGTACAACGAATTGTTAAAAATTACAAAACATTAATTTTATATGTCGGTACAAATGCTGATACATTTAATAAAAAAAATAAAAGATTCAGACAGAAAACCAAGCCTGGTAAATTCACACCAGATAAAAAGAACCCAGAAAAATATTGTGAAGCAAAGATTTTTGTAAAACCAAACAATAAAGTATATACACATGACTTCTTAACAAATGAAGAAGATGAAATTAAAGATGATACAATTGTTGAGTTTGGTTATAATATTTACAAGAAAGATTTTGCTTGGAATCCATTGCGAGTTCGTTATGATAAGACAGAAGAATATAAAAGAGGTGTTCCCAAGTTTGGTAATTTTGAAACAATTGCTAACAGAATTTGGAATACAATACAGAACCCAATTACTGAAAATATGATTTCAACTGGTTCAATACCAAAAAATAAAGAAATTAAAGATGATACAGCATATTATGCAGAACAAACTAAAACAAATAGAAAAAACACAGGACAGCGTAAATTTCACAACAGTGTAAAGAGTGAATTAATTAGTTCTGTTACGGTTGCTAAAACAAGTAAATATGATGGAACATTATTAGATCTTGCGGCTGGTCGTGGTGGTGATTTTCATAAATGGAAAGCAGCCAAATTCAAAAAGGTTATTGGATTGGACAATGACAAGGATGGATTACGTGAAGCAGAACAGCGATACAAAGATCAACCAAAACCAAAACCAAATGTGTATTATTCTTGGGCGGACAGTACTAAACTTATTTTTCCAGATTATGGTGCTGCAAAAGATGATATGTCAAAACTTCGTCTTGAAGAATACATTCCAAATAAAAACTCTTTTGATGTTGTTAGTATGATGTTTGCACTTCATTACATGTTTGAGAATGAAACAACACTTAAAAACTTCTTACAAAATGTATCTGATAATTTAAAAGTTGGTGGTCATTTTATTGGAACCTGTTTTGACGGAGAGCGTGTATTTAATCTATTAAAAGCGAATAAAGGATATGTTGAAGAGAAAGATGCAGATGATAATGTACAATGGAGTATTAAGAAGGATTACAGAATCAGAACATTCAATCTCAAAAAACCACAATTAGGAGTTAAGATTGAAGCATATTATCATACATTTGGTCAATCACAAACAGAATATCTTGTCAATTTTACATATTTCACTAAAATGTGTGCTTCATATAAATTAAAACTTGTTTCAATTAAACCATTTGAAGAATATTATAAGAGTAATAATAAATTATCTGAAACAGACAAGGTATTAAGTTTTTTGAATAATGGATTTACTTTTGTAAAGGTATAATTAAGGACAAATTGTATCAGTACCAACGAGTTTTAAAGGAATAATGCAAGTATATAGATCAATAATACATGGTTTTATGGTATATTCAATAGGAGCAGCGAAACGAATATTTTCGAACACCTTACCAATCTCAAATGTATTTGTTAATGGATTACCATCTAATATACATATAGAAGTAGTATCCATCTTATTAATATCCTCCTTAGCACTTAATATCATATTAAATAGAATAAAGTGCCATATTAGAATAATTGGTAATAATGAAGATAAACAAGACCACATTTTAAAGTAATTTGTGTAATTAAATAATAAATTAGATATGTAATTTATTATTTCATTTTTTATAATTAACCGTTGAGCCCAAACACCTCATGTGTCGAACCATTCGAATCAATCCAGAACGCCCTGTGATGGACATTGTTGTTTTTGTTCAGGTATCTTATAAAGTTGAACAGCTTGGTACAATAATCCTTTCTAGTAGCTTCAATCTTTTTTTGTTCGTTATTACAAAACATTCTGGGAATATATCGAACACTTCGTCCGAGAGGAATGGGAGGCGGCAAAGGAATAGGTAGACTCATCCTTGGCGTGTAAATTATTTGTATTGTTTATACTGATTTTTATTTTGTTTTTATATTTTATGAAAAAAAGTGAGCTGTTTTACTCTACTCAATCGCAGTTCCCTGCACACTTGTAGCAGTATCCAGACAATGACAAGTGTCGCCATGAGGCGACTCGTGGGTTCTGGTTACAGTTTATGCACAAAGATGCTGCCCTATCAGCAAGGTATGCATTCTCAGCAGCAAGTGCTGGGTCAGATGTCGCGAGGACAAGCTGTCCGTCAGGTCCCATGACGTAAGAGGCGTAATCCTTTAACTCGGAGAGGGTTGCGTAGTTGGCTGACATGTTGATTGCTGGGTTGTACTTTGGTAGTTGTGGTAGTAGAGTGGTTGTTCGCAGTAATAACTAATTAACTCTTCAGGACTTTCTGCGTGTCCTTTTTTATTTTTTGAAATTATCCAATATAAGATATCTCTTATTAATAATATCAGATGACAATAATGCAGTAATAACAATAGCTAATAATAGTAATTTAATGTCCATTTTATTAAATATAAAGTAAAATACAACTAATACTCCTATAAGTGGAACAGCTCTTTTATTTATAATATTGTGAAATTTACTATCATTTGATAATAAAAATACTAGTATAAGTAAAATTATTAATATGATTATGATTGACATTATATATTATAACATATAATTTATATATTTAAATCATTCTAATAGGTAAATCAATTTTGCAATATCCCTGATCTCTTTATACAAAGTATTATTATCCTCGCATAGTAACGGATTAAATTCTACTATATCAGATGCTTTGATTTTAGATGATAGAATTGAAATAATATCATGAACATCATCTAATGATAGACCACCAGGTACTGGTGTACCTGTTCCAGTTATAATAGTTGGATCAATTGAATCAACATCTAAACTTAAATGAATAACTTCTGATCGATTACAAATATTTTTTAAAATATCTGGTAATGAATTTTGTTTAATATGATCCATTGAATATGATTCAATATTTAAATCATTCATTACACCTTGTTCATAATCATCAATGTCTCGTAATCCAATGTATATTAACTGTTCTGGTTTCATTGTAGGAAGATTATAAATATTATCATGTCCTAATAAACACCCTAATGGCATTCCATGTAAATTATTAGTAGTTGAACTTTGCCGTGTATTAATGTCTGCATGGGCATCAACCCATACTACTGTTAAATCATCTTCAAACTTTTTAATAGATGATGCTACTGTTGCCAGTGAGATTGAATGATCTCCTCCAATTGTCAATGGTCTATGTCCCATATTTAGAAATCTATTATGGGCTGAAAATAATTTATTATATCCGTCATTTTCAAAATGATCAATATGTATAACATCTTCTTTATTTGGTAAAAATCGTGACAACATTCTAGCAGCACTTTCAACACCTCCTTTTGTTTGACCATATTTACAACTGGCACCTATTACTTTTATTAAAGGATTAATCATATAATAATTATAAGTTTTACTATTTAAATATTAATAATCCGGATCACGTATTGCTTTTCCAACTGGAAATCGTGGCAATCCATCATCTGTTAATTCTTGGTACACAACAGTAAGTAGCTTACCTACATAGTCATCACCATTTTCGAAGAGTTTCTTTTTGTGTGCAGTTGTTCCAACTGGTCGTACTGAAAATGATTTACCACTTTCAGTAACACATTGCCACACAACAGTGCCTTTTGCATCACCTTTTCCTTCTTTGAAACCAGTAATTTCATATTCACTATCTACAAATTTCTTATACTTTTGTAGATGCTTACTTCGTTTATCAATTTGATATGGTGAATCCATATTACGAAGCATTAATCCTTCAAATCCCTCAGAAACAAACATATCGTGTAATGGTTCAATCTCTTCTTTTGTTTTAATTAAAGTTGTTGGCACCTTACAGATGGTTTTTGTCTTAGGGAAAGAAGCAATTAACATTACTCTTTTACTAAAAGGAATAGATAGATCATCTGTATTAAAACAATCATAAATACAATATTTTAGTTTTTTCATATTTTTGGCATCTTCCTCTGAAACAGTTTTAGATAACCTACATAACCCAGTAATCTGTTGGAATGTAAGATCTGGTGTATAGATTTCTCCATCTAAATACCAAGATTGAACTCCTTTAAACTTTTTACTTAGAACTTTTAAACAATCCTTTCGAATATGATCCATAAAATGGAACGGCTTGCCTTTACGAGTAACCATAATGATTTCTTTTCCATTAAAATGAGTTACACAACGAATACCATCATATTTTGGCTGACCAAAACAAGGTAATTTGATGTTGACTGCTCGTCCTGGCTTATCTAGTTTTTTCATATCAAAAGTATGAGCTAACATTGGACGAATAATAATAGTTGTCTTACTGCTGTCAGTAGAATAACCATCTTCATCTTTCTTCTTCTGCCATTTAGCTTTTGCTTCAAAAATAGCTTGATCCTTAATAGTATCTTTACTTTTAGCTCGGTTGACCTCTTTTAGATGGGGGACTTGTTTACCACCAATGGTACCGTGTGCTGTTTTGATAAAATACTTTGAATCATCTTCAACTACTTCAATGCACCAGGTGTATTTACTTTTAGTTATCTTATATAGATTTGGAAAAGATTTGACTGTTTTCATATCTATTATATTAGTTGATTGGTTATAAATATCATTTATAATCAATTTTAAAACCTACATAAATATATCTATTGATTAATACATATATGAATAGTTTATATTACTGGGGTACTGCTATTGCAATAGTAGGAGGATTATATTATTTTAAGACAGACATAATTGATAGTATTTTATTATACAAGGCAACCCGAAATGAAAAGAATGACAACATTTCTATAAAATTATATGATTCTAATAATACTTATATTACGTATACTAAGAAATTAGAAACATTTAAAGAATATAAAGATAGATATCCAAATATGAAATACGTTGATATTGATTATACACATAATAAAAAACAATATTCTGTTATTTTTGATAAGGATTTTCAGTTCCCATTGAAAATCGAAAATAATGTGAAAGGATATAAAAAAGAATTTTTAGCATGTGTTAGTAATGATGTTGATATAACAGAAAGATTAAATAAATTACTTGGACCAAATAGAGATTTTTATAAATCATTTGATTTAGAAATACCGGTAAAATACATTTCAGACAAAGATATTAACTGTACAGATAATCAATTAAATGAATATACATTAACAGTTAATGATATTTTACATTAATGATTTGTAATTTTTCCAGATCATTGTTATTAATTAATAAATGGTATTGAAAAAATAGCATTTATTATATTTTGAAATCTTAATACTTTAGAGAATTGTTCAAATCTGAATATTTCTTTCGTATTGGTATATATATATGAAAAAAATATTTGTATCAATTGCATGTTTTATGGATAATGATATAGTAAATACAATAGAAGATTGTTTAAATAAAGCAAGATTTCCTGAGAATATAATATTTGGAATATGTTTACAATCTGATGAGGATGATAAATGTTTAGATAAATATAAAGATAATAAACAATTTAAAATTATTAAACTAGATTGGCAAAAAGCACAGGGACCGACTTATGCAAGATATTTAATTAGTAAATTAATATTCGATGAAAACTATTTTCTACAAATAGATTCTCATACAAGATTTTTTGATAATTGGGATGAAATTGCAATTAATTGTTTACATGAGTGTAATGATTCGAATGCTATTCTCACTGCATTTCCAATATCTATTGAAAGAATGTATAATAAAAATATACCACTAAATATTTCAACAAAATTATTTCAATCTTTATCTTATAATTCTATAAAATTAGGATCAGTTAGTTGTCATAATAATTCATTTATAAAGACTTATTATCTTAGTGCCGCATTTTTATTTGGTTTAACAAAGTTTATAAAAGAAGTACCATATGACCCCTATTTAACTTATTCATATCAAACAATAGAACAACAATTTTATGCAATTAGACTTTTTACACATGGTTGGAATTTATATAAACCATCTAAACATGTATTAGCAACTCATTATGGTAAAACAAAACATATAGATAGTCATAATAATATTATACATGCTCCTAGTAATTATACAAGGGGTAAATTATCATGGAAAAGAGTTTCTTATTATTATGGGTTATGTCAATTAAATGATGTAGAATTAAAAAAAGACATTGATAAATATGGATTAGGTAATAAAAGAACATTAGATGATTTTTTTGCGATACATAATGAACCCGGTTGCATAGAAAAGATTATAAAAGGATTAAAATATAATAAAGGCAATTGGAATAAATTTAATTTTTATTGTTCAAATCAGATATTTTCAAATATCTTAACTAAGTCTAAATTATTTGTAGCTGGAAATAATATTCAGTTTGAATGGAATATACATACAAAAGTATATAATAAATTATTCCAAAATTATACTATGTCAAATGTGGCGTTTATAGATAATAAATATACTTTCTTCAAATTACTAGATTATAATAATATTGTAAACAGTCCTAAGACATATTTTGATGTTAATGATATTAAACAAAATAATGAAACTCATACTAAAAATTACTTTTTAAAATATGCTGGAAACAATGGTGGGAAAAATGTATTTTTATATAAAAATCTAACTGAAATAACTAAACATGTTAAGAATGATAATAGGTCTTATATAATTCAAGAAGAAGTCCCAAATATGCTATTAATTGATAATAAAAAATTTATTCTTAGAGTTTGGATAGTAATAGTTGATAATAAATTTTATATAACTTCAAATGGTTGTTGTATTGTACACGAACATATATATGATAAGAATTCTAATAATAGAAAAATACACATTGATCATGATATTAGCAAAATAACATACCGTAATTATAACAACGAACCTTTTTATAAAGATACCATTAAAAAAATTTGTATATCAAATACTAATATATGCAGTATACTCAAAAGACAATTTCAGTTTAAAAATAATTGCTACCAAGTACTTGGAATAGATATTATATTTGATAAGAAGTTAGATCCATATATTATTGAATATAATTCATGGCCAAATATGTCAGTACCATATGGATTATATAAAGGTATTTTAAAAGAGTTTTTTATAAATTTTTTAAATGATATAGTAATAAAGAAATTGAATAATCAACCTATTAAAGATACAGACTATTTTAAAGAATTAATATGTGATAAAGAATATATTTTTAAAATACCAAAAAAAATAAATAATAGTGAAATATCAGTTGTTGTTATTAATAATAATAATCATATAAATATTAAAGATAAATATAATATGAATGTAAGCTATTTTAATAAACTTAAGATAGATAAAGATACATACAATAAGTATATAGATAATGGATTAATAAATAATAATAGATATAAATTACGATTAGAACAAGTTTCAGTATGGCTGTCTCATTTACATATTTGGAAAGAAATGATAAAAAATAATGTAGAAAAATTATTAATTCTTGAAGACACTTGTAAGTTTGTAAGTGATTTTAATGAATCTTATAATAAAATTTTAACTCAATCTATATCATTAAAATATGATATTTTGTATATAGGATATAGTGGTATAAAGGCAATTGATAATAATTTATTTTTAATTGATAATGGGTGTCCACGATTAACTTCTAGTTATATTATAACAATAGATGGAGCTAAAAAATTAGTAAATAAGTTATCTTCAATAGATAATCCATTAGATGAGTTATTAGGTCAAATGTTTAATAAAAAAGAAATTAGTGGGTATAGAACTTCTAGATTATTGACTTATCAAAAATTTCAAATGAATAAGCCTGATAAATATTTAATAATTTAAGTATAAAATCAATAAATTATTGATTTACCAAAAAATATTAATTACTGCGTTTAAAATTTTATATCCATTTTTAAAAATATGGATTCTATACCACAAAATGGTATTAAAATTTATATTTTCATATCTATAAAGGATAAATTTCACTTTCAATAATTCCTTTATCATCATAAAAATGAGATTTCATTTTATATTGTGGTCTAGTTTCACCATTAACAAAAAAAGTAATTATTACCATTCTAGAACCCTTAGTAACTTGTAATACTTTATGGGTACATATACCAGGAAAAATAAATGCTGTATTAGCTTTTGGTTTTATTTTTAATCCATATTCTAATAAGTGAAACTCACCCCCTTCATAATCATCATTTAAAAATAATGTCATTGCATATTTTCTATGTTGATATGGGGCTGGTGTATCTCGGTGAGCGTGAAAACGCCCAGATGTTTCAGCATCATAAGAACATATTTTATAAGTTTCTCTATGTTTAATATCAAAATACAAAACTTTTTTAATTTCTGGTAATATAGATCTAGATATTTTATTATCCAATTCTTTTTCTAATTCTGAATCAGGATGTACATGTAATCTATTTTTGGTACTATGAGAATGTTCTGTTACTGAATTAGATTTTTTTTTTTTATTATAAAAATTTATTACTTTTTCTAACAATTCTTTACTTAATGCATTTTCAATAATAAGATAAGGAATATGAATATTATTAATTTTATATTTATTTATATCAAAAGTTGGATGTAATATATCATTAATAGTAGTAATATGTATAATTCTTCTATTCGGATTTGCTATATATACTTTAATTTCATCACCAATTTCAAATATTTTATTTAATTGCTCATCTAATGTGTATAAAATATTTGATGACAATTTACTATTTTTAATTGTAGATTTTTTACCAATAATAATTATATTAAAATCTGGTGTTAATGTATTCAATTTTAAATCATACTCAATAATATTTTTGATATCATTAACTGTTATAAAATAAAATGGTTTATCATTAACATAATTATGTATATGTTTTATTCGAGTAATTCCTTTTATTTTTAAAAGTGGAATAAAATCACCATTTTCTATTTTAAATATTTCTTTATCATTATTTGTAAAAGATATATCATCTGAATCAATAAGAGTTTCTTTATCATCTGACTCTATTAAGGATATTTTTGATTCTTCTTTTTTATAATATTCTGGATTAAATTCTGAATATAACATTTTACTATTACATTCTTTAAACCATAAATTGAAAGCATATTTTTCTCCTTCTTCAACCGGAAGTCCCGCATGTTCAGATAAAGGATGTTTAATATTTGTTTCTTTAATTGTATTATCAAATATTAATAATCTACCTTTTTTTGCTTCAACGGCAATATTAAGTTTTGTTATTTTTGTTCCTCCTCCTTTTTTAACATCATTTAAATAACACAAAGCTGTTTTAATTCGTGCACCTCCATATTTCATACATCTCAGTGTTTTTTCTGAACCATTGTGTTCCCAGCTATCATAATGTGGTCTATATTCTTGTGTCACACCATAATAAATTACTTGAAATGATTCTGCCCTTTCTAAAGGCATCTTTACAATTTTTGCAATTCTTTCTCCGATAGTTTTAGTTATTTCATCGTGATCATGTTTAATCCAAGTATTAAATCCTGTCCTACCTGATGATATCTTACCTTCTTTACCATAACTTACTAATGATCGTTTTAAAGATTCTTTTGATATATCAATAAAATGTTGACACTCTTCATCTGTTAAAATATTATCATATGTTGAAACATATGGATCTTTTGAATAAATTATATTATTTGTTTCTTCTGCAACTTCCATTATAAATATATTAATTAAATATATTTATAAATAACTATTATAACACACTAAATATTACAATATTAATTAAGTTTTACTGAGTTTTAAAAATAAAGTTTTTTATAGTTGCAAGTAATGAATTTGATTTTTGGGGGATTGTTTTTCGAACCTCTGAAAAAGTAGAATAACTCTGGAAGTCTTCTTTAATTGGTTGTACGGTATCATATTTTTTATTTTCTTTAATCTGTTTTAAAACATGACTAAGATTCTTATTTTGTTTTTCTGACATATATAATTAATTGCCATAATATTTATCATAATCTGATACAACTGTCTTGAACCAGTGTTTGACTATTCTATTGTTGGGATACATAACTTCTATTGGATTTGCTAATTTTATTCTTGTTCCAACATATTTATGTTCCTTATTAGATTTTGTATTTCTAATATTAATAACAATTAGTTGTGTATTTGCTAATTTATTATTGTGAATGTCATTCATTTTTGCCAATTTATTAATTATTTTTTTAGCTGCTTGTGATGGTGACCGAGCTTTATAATTTCCAAATGTATCTCCTTTTGATGGGAAATCAATTAATGTATAATAATTATATATCATATAATTATTATCTATATTATTTATTTATTTGAGCCAACAAGTTTTACATGGGGAATGTAAAAATACTTAACTGGTTTTTTTCCGGGGTATTTAACAATACGTGGCTTGTCAAGTTTCTTCATGTAGCCATAGTATGGACCGTATACCTTTTTGTTTGAACCACGTGTGGTTTCCTGGATTTCAAATGTAATACGGCATTTCTGCTTGTTACCTGATTTCATTGCTTTGCATTTAGAGGTGAAGGCTTTCTTCGCAGCATCTAACGGGGTTGGCTTGTTCTTAACAGTCTGGCCTTTTTTGGAACCACGTGAGTAAACATTTTTGATTTCGTATCTACCACCATTTACAATTTTCTCACCATCAAGGGTAATAAGACTGAAAGAGCGTACATCAGGAACTGATTTACCACCGGTCATAAAGTCTTCCTGAACTTTTTTAGCTCCGCAACTACCACCACCTTTTTTGAATGATCCAATTAAGGAATTAAGTTCTTTTAAATCTTTCTGAAATTGTTTTTCGGAATAAGTAGGCATATTATAATATAGGTAAATATTTTTTTTTCAATATAAACTTAAATAACAGAGACATCGTTATAAGAATGGTAATAACAATACTAAATCCTATTATCGTTTTATTGTATTTTGATAAGTTACTCATTGTAAAGTTCTCATTACTCGAATGTTTAAAAATATTTTTAATTGTATTTGTGTGTTTATTTCTTTTTAACATAAATTTCCCGTGTTCTTCGGTTGATTCGCTCATTATATAGTATATCTTTATTTTTTAAAAACATATAATTCCATATCTGTATCATCATAGAATTCCATTTTATGTGTATTATGTAATTTAAATCCAACTTCTAATATTTGTTTAATTGTTTTTTCTTTATTTTTTGGAATATGTAATG